CGCGACCTCGAGCGGCGGGAAATCGCCGGGCGGGTAATCCCCTATGGCGAGGAAATCACGGTACGGGGCAAACGGGAATCATTCAGGCGGGGGGCCCTGGCAGCGATCAAACCGGGGGGGGTACGCCTACTCGCCTACCACGACCCGCACAAACCGATCGGGCGCATGGTCGAGCTCGAGGAACGGGAGGATGGGGCCTACGCCGCCTTCCGAGTAAGCCGAACCGCCTTGGGGAACGAACTACTCGAGCTCGCCGGCGATGGGGTACTCGCCTTTTCGGCCGGCTTTGTACCCGGCGACCAAACCGCCGAGGGAACCCATACACGCCTCGAGGCCTTGCCCGAGGTTTCGCTAGTCGCCTTCGGGGCATACCCGGGGGCCGAGGTACTGACAGTACGGGACAAAGGGGGAGAAATGACCGAAACGAATAGCGGCGAGCTCGAGGTAGCGGCGGCCGACCCGATCGACTTGGGCCCGCTCGAGCGGCGAATGGAAACGATCAGCGAACGCCTCGAGCGTATCGCCGCCCGAGTCGAGGCGCCCGCCCCGGGAGCTCAGGCCCCGGCGCCAACCCCGCTCGAATGGTTCACGGCCGAGGTATCGGCACTGTCGGGCAAATTCGCCAAGCGCGAGGCCCTGGCCGAGAAATGGGCCGGCTACCAAACTCGGGCCCTGGCCGATGTCGAGGGAACCTTGGGCGGAACCGCCGACGCCTCGGGCCTGATATTCGAGGAATTCCTCGGCGCTCAGCTAGTCAATGTGCTCGACACTCGCCGCCCCCTTTTCTCGAGGATGGGCCGGTTCCCCATGCCTAGGTCGGGGTACGCCCGAATCCCCGTAGTGACACAATCGACCCTTGTAGGGCCCCGGGCCCTCGGGCAGAAAACGGCCGCCAACTCGCGGAAACTGATCGTTACCCAAACCTCATTCGAGGCCGAATGGTTCGATGGGGCGGTCGATGTAGCACTCGAGCTTGTGGCGATGAGCGAGCCCTCGGTAGTCGATATGGTATGGAACGACCTACTCGGGCAGTACGCGATCGCGACCGAGGCCGGGATCGCCGAGAAACTCGAGGACGCCGGCACCGGCTTTACCTACACCGGGGCAGTCCTGCCGACCACGGATTACCCGGCCTTCGCCAAGGCGGTAGCCGAAAAGGCGATCGTGGTTCGGAAGAACTCGGGGGCGCCTGCCACCAAACTCGCAGTAACCGAGGCCCAATGGCCGCTCCTGGTCGCCATGGTGGACGCGAACGACCGCCGGCAGGGGGCCGCCAGGGGGCCGACAAACGCCGACTTTGCGGTTACCTTCACCGACGAATCATTCGAGCTCCCCGGCGGGATCGAGGTTTTTTGGGCGCCCGGTATCACCAAGGCGATCCTGTTTAACCAAGAATCCTTGCGGGCGGCCGATGGGGGCCCCGAACGGGTACAGGCCTTGAATGTCGAGCTCATGGGGCAGGACTTGGGAGTATTGGGGCGGGTTATGTTCGTGCCACGGATACCGGCGGGGGTCGTGGTATTCGGAACCGCACCGACTAGCTAACCCCGATATGCCCGCCCCTACACAGGCCCAAGCGGCGAGACTCGCGCAGGCGGCGATCGCCAAGGCGACCCGGCTACTAGTACTGCCCGAGTCGCCTTTGGGCCTATGGGGCGAGCAAACCGAGCTCGGTATGGCGACGGTACGCCCCGACTACTCGATACTCGAGCTCCTGTACGGCCTACATTTCCTCGAGCTCGAGCTCGATTGGGATACGGTCGTAACCGCCGATGATGTAATCCGAAACGGGTTAAACGCCGACCCGGCGACTTTCCCTACCGACAAGGTAGGCGATGTAGAACGGGCGCTAACGGCCGCCGAGGATTGGATCGAGCACGAACTCGCCGGCGGGGTCGGGGTCGCGTGACAAATGGGGAGCGACTACTCGAGGCCCTTCGGGCCGAATTCGGGCCCGAGGGGGGGGTACTGTTTCAAGCTACGCCCCCCACGACCTTTACGGTTCCCTCGGTCGTGGTCACTCCCGGCGACCCGTTCCTCCTGCCCGCAACCCATGGCGCCATGGTTACAGAGTCCTGGGAGGTATTGGTCGTGGTAGGGGTCAAAGAACTCTCGGTCGGGGTATCGCAAATGGGGGAGCTCAGCCGGCGGGTAAGGCGGGCCGCCGGCTCGGTCGGGGCGCTATGGCGGGAAACCTCAGGGCCCCGGCTACCGGCGACCGAACCGAGGGGGCATGTATTCGTAATCAACCGCCTCGAATTCCGCACGCAAGCCTAAAAGGGGGATCAGCACCATGCCCGACCCGACATTCGTAGCCGGCTACCAAACCACGGTTACCCTCAATTTGGACGACCTTTCGGCCGTAGGCTCGGTAGTCCGGTTACAGAAAAACCGAACCGCCCTTAACAAACCGACCTTTGGCGCCCCATTCGCGTTCACGCTCGCCGGGCAGCGCACCGGGGCCTTTTCGGCGCAGGGGCATGTATCGGTCGAAACCGCCGCCGCCCTCGAGGACGCCTACGACTCGGATACGCCGATCGACTTTTCGATACAAATAGGCGAGGCCGGCGGGGAAACCGACGCCGGGCTCGAGTCGGGGAAATGCGTCATAACCGCCCTGACCCTCGAGGCAAACGCCGATGGGGAATGGGATTGGTCAATCGACGCGACCACCACCGGGGTAATCACCTACACGCCCGCCTCGCCCGCGAGCTGACCCATGCCGGCTCAGGCGGCGAAGGTACAAATCGAGGGGGCCCGCGAGTTGCGGGCGAGTCTTAAGGCGGTCGATGCCGAGCTCCCCAAAGAGCTCGCCGGCATACATAAGGCGATCGCCGAACCGATCGCGCAGGCCGCCGCCGGCCGGGCCCCGAAACCTACCGGGCGCCTGGCCGCCTCGATCCGCCCCCAAGGTACTCAGCGGGTAGCTCGAGTCGCCGCCGGCGGTCGGGCGGTACCCTACGCCGGGCCGATCGAATTTGGTTGGCCTGCCCGCAATATCGCCCCGGCCGGTTTCCTCCTGGGCGCCCTCGAGGCCGAGGCCGAGGCGACCGGCGACCGCTACCTCGAGGCGATCGACGCCCTGATCGAACGGGTATGGCATAGGGGGCCCTAATGGCGAAGGTAACCGTACTGATCGACCAGGCCGGCCTCGAGCCCGAGGCGGTCGTGCTCGAGCTCAGCCTCGAAACCCTAACCATGAGGGAAAGCGTGAGGCTCGAGGAAACCCTCGGGCCCGAGGTATTCGCCGAGCTAGTCGCCGGCCGCCTCGAGGCGACCGCCCGCCCAAGCCTGATACGGGCGATCATTTACGCGAAGCTAAAAACCGAGCGACCCGAGGTAACCCTCGAATCCTTCGACCTCGACCTAACCGCCCTCGCCGCCGCATTCGAGGCCGAGGAACCACCACGAAAAAAAGCCTCAGCCGGGAGCTCGAGCGAATGATGCCCGACCTCAGCTACCACTACGGGTTAACCCCGGCCGAGGTTTGGGGGATGCCACTATCGCAATTCGAGGCCTACACCCGGCACCTACGCCGGCTCGCCCGGGAGGGGCAGCATGGCGCGTAGTTCGATCATCAAGGTATCGGTGCTCGGCGATGTATCGAACCTACTGAAATCGTTTAAGGACGCCGAAGGCGCGACCGGCTCATGGGTCGGCAACATGGAAAAGACCGGGCGGAACCTTACGACCAAGGTAACCCTCCCGATAATCGCCGGTTTCGGCCTGGTAACCAAGGCGGCCGCCGACGAGGCGAAAGAAATGGAAACCCTCGCCACGGTCATTCGGAACCAATGGCCGAATACGACCGATGAAATGATCGCCGCTAATGAGGAATTCGTAACCTCATTACAGAATACGACCGCAACCTCAGACTCAGAGTTAAGGGCCTTACAGCAGAAATTCCTAGCCTCGGGGGCCTCGATCGAGGAATCGCAGGAACGGGTAGCGCAGGCGCTCGACATAGCCGCCGCTACCGGGAAGGACGCCGCCGGGACAGCCGACGCGATGATTAAAGGGGCGAACGGGCAAACCCGAGCATTCGCCGGCTACGGGGTAGCACTAAAAAAGGCGAACGGCGAGGCTAAAACTTTCGATGAAATAATGGCCGAGCTATCGGTACACCAAGGTACCGCCGCCGCCGCCGCCGACACGACCGCCGGCAAGGCCGAAACCATGGGCCTAAAAATGGCCGACCTCGCCGAGTCAATCGGGGCGGTACTACTGCCGGTACTCGACAAGCTAATCAGCCTGATAACCCCGATAGTCGATTGGTTTAATGAGCTCAGCCCGGCCGCCGAAAAATGGGTAGTGGCGATCCTGGCGGTAGTGGCAGCGGTCGGGCCCCTACTCCTGATCGGCGCCAAATTGGTATCGGCTTTTCAAGCTATCGGGGGGGCTTTCAAAGTCCTATCAGCGATCATGGCGACCAACCCATGGTTACTACTGATCGCCGCCGTAGTCGCCTTGGTCGTTCTGATCGTTACCAATTGGGACAAGATAAGCGCGTTCCTAACCGAGACTTGGGAGAAGATCAAACGGGCCGCCGGGGCGGTATGGGATTGGATCAAGAATACGGTAAAGGCGGCGATCGACTTTATCGTAAAGCTATTCCTCAATTTCACGCTCCCCGGCCTACTGATAAAACATTGGGACTCGATCAAGGCGGGGGTAAAAGCGGCGATAGATTGGATAAAAGGCCTTTGGGATGGGTTAGTCGCCTGGTTCAAAGGCCTACCCGGCAAGATATCGAGCGCAGTATCGGGCCTGTTCGATGGTATCAAACGGGCCTTCGCCGGCGCCCTCAATTGGCTAATAGGCAAATGGAATAGCTTTAGGCTCGAGGTACGGATACCCGCCAATGCCCTAACCAATGTGCTCGGCATAGCCGGTAAAGGTTTCTCGATCGAAACGCCCAACATACCGACCTTTGCCGGCGGCGGCCTGTTCCGAGCTCCCGCCGGCCAGGCGGCCGGCCTGGCGCTGTTACACGAAGGCGAACGGGTCATACCGCCAGGCGGGGGGCAGCCCGCCCCGGTCGTAATCAACATAACCGCCGGCCTCGGCGCCGATCCGCAGGCGATCGGGCGGGCGGTACTCGAGGCCCTACAAAGGTACCAAAGGGCAAACGGGCCCCTACCTTTGGCGATCCGAGGAACCGCCGCCTAGGCCATGGACGCGTTCGTACTCAAGGTACCGATAGGCGACCCAATCTATTTCGGGCTCATGTACGCCGGCTCGGTTTACTACACGGCTACCGGCGCCGGCACATTCGTCAAAGCCGACTACCCGGGCCTGCGGGCGGTACGGGTACGGGTACAGGGGGCCGGCGGCGGGTCGGGAGGATGCGCCACTACCGGCGCCTCCCAAGTCTCGGCCGGCGGCGGCGGCGGCGGCGGCGGGTATGCCGAGGCCCTGATCCTGGCGCGTAACCTCGCCGAATCGACCGCTACCGCAGTAGGGGCCGGCGGGAGCGCCGGGGCGGCCGGCAACAATGGCGGCGGAACCGGGGGCTCGAGCTCATTCGGGGCGGTAACCGGGGCAGGCGGCGGCGGCGGCGGCGGGTCGGCGGCGGTAGCGATAACCGCCCTAGCGGCCGGCGGCGGGGCGGGGGGCATAGGCTCGGC